CTTATAAAGAATGAAGAAAATATCAAATTGTCAACTAGACCAAAAGAGGGAGACTTAATTTACTTTCCCCTTGGAGATCGTTTGTTTGAAATAAAATTTGTAGAGCACGAAAAACCTTTTTATCAATTACAAAAGAACTATGTTTATGAGTTGAGATGTGAATTGTTCCGTCTTGGAGATGAAGTTATTGATACTGGTGTTGAGGATATTGATGACATTTTAACTGGTGGCGAATCTGATGGATTGTCCGAAGATGGTCTGTCCACAACCATTGGACCATCTCAAACTTTAACATTAGTCGGAACTGGAGTAACAGCAACTGCGGTAACTGGAATTATTACTTCCGGTGGTATTAGATTGATTACAATGACTAATAGAGGAGGAGGATATACAGGAGTACCAAGAATAGGAATATCCTCTGCTCCCTCTGGTGGAGTTACCGGTATAGCATCTGCTAGAATGATTGGAGGAATTGTTGTATGTAATCAGAGTGCAAATCCAAAAGCAAGATCTGTTCAAGCAGTTGATATCGTAAATCCAGGTTTTGGATATACCGTAGCACCTGGTGTTAGATTTATTGGCGGTGGTGGAGCAGGTGCTGCAGCTACAACTAAAATTGGTGATGGAATTGTAGGTATCGTTACTCTTACTGATGCTGGTTCTGGATACACAACATCACCAACAATCACATTTAGTAATGAGGTATTCTTAAGCGGTGTAACCACTGTCTCCGCCGCTGCAACAGCAGTTGTAGGTTCTGGAGGTACAATTACGTCTATTAGACTTACTAACGCTGGTCTGGGTTATAGCATTGCTCCTACTATTACACTGTCTGATCCAAATATGAGTTCCTCGGGTAACTTCGCATTTAACGAAGTGGTAACTGGATCTGTTAGTGGAACAACAGGTAGAGTCAAGACTTGGAACTCTACTACAAATGCTCTTGAAGTTGGTAATGTTAACGGAGAATTTACTGTTGGAGAAAATATAGTTGGTTCAACATCTGGTGCATCTCATGGATTATTAAGTGTAAGAATAGATCCTGCAGATGATGGATTTGCCGATAACCTTGATATAGAAACCGAAGCAGATTCTATTTTAGACTTCTCTGAGCAGAACCCATTTGGTATTCCATAAATAGTTTTTATTATACCAATAATATTATTATAGGACCCAAAGATGTTTGAATATTTTTATAACGAAATTTTAAGGAGGACCATTATTTCTTTTGGTACTCTTTTTAATTCTATAACAGTAAAGCAAACTAATTCTTCAGATGACGTTGTTAGCGTTATCAGAGTTCCTTTGGCCTATGGACCAACTCAAAAGTTTTTGGCAAGACTTGAGCAGTCTCCTGATTTAAATAAATCAACGGCAATAACTCTACCAAGAATGTCATTTGAGTTTACCGGATTGACTTATGATGGAACAAGAAAAGTAAGCACGACTCAGCAATATACAGTAAAAGATCCAGATGATGGATCTGAAAGTAAAAAGATATACATGCCAGTTCCATATAATATGCAATTTGAACTGAGCATTATGACAAAATTGAATGATGATGCTCTTCAAATTGTTGAACAGATTTTGCCATATTTTCAACCATCATATAATCTTTCAGTAGAACTGGTTGAATCAATTAAAGAAAAAAGAGATATTCCAGTTGTCTTGGAAAATATCACAATGCAAGATGATTATGAAGGAGATTTTACTTCTAGAAGAGTTCTTCTTTATACTTTAAGATTTACTGCAAAAACATATCTGTTTGGTCCAGCAACAAGCGGAACCAAAGATATCATCAAAAGAGCATCTGTCAGTTATCTTACTGGCACAGATATTGCAAATACAACAAGAGAAGTTACATATACAGCTACTCCAAGAGCAACTAAAAATTATAGTGGTGATGCAACAACAACTCTCGCTGCAGATATCACAAAAACACTTAAGACATTTGAGGTTGAGGATGCAAGTGGTTTAACTGCCAAATCTTACGTTAATATTGAAGGTGAGCAATTATTCATCAAATCTATAACTGATAACAAACTAACCGTTCTGCGAGGACAAGACGGAACCACTGTATCTGAGCACTTAAGAGGAGCACCAGTTCATATTATCAATGCTGCCGATAATGCATTGATTGAAGAAGGTGATGATTTTGGATTTAGTGGTAGTATAGTATGACAAGCAAATTTGACAGTTTAAATGAAGAGTTTGATGTAGTTGATGATATTGTTCAACCTGAGGTTGTCAATGATAAAATTGATAAAGTTAAATCTTCAGTAGATGATGTTAGAAAAGACTACGACTACACGAGGGGTAATCTTTATAGTATAATTGAAAAAGGGCAGGAAGCAATAAATGGCATTCTTGAATTAGCACAAGAAAGTGAAATGCCCAGAGCATATGAAGTTGCTGGACAACTAATTAAAAATGTAGCAGATGCCACTGATAAATTGATGGATCTTCAGAAAAAACTAAAAGACGTTGAAGAAGAAAAACAATCAGGACCATCTAATGTCACCAATGCATTATTCGTGGGATCAACTGCAGAATTAGCGAAACTTCTGAAAGATCAAAGTAAAAAATGACATCAGACTTAAAAGATTTTTTCTCACTCATAGGTAAAGCAAAGAAAGAGAAGGAAGATGAGTTCCAATCTCTAGTGGGAGATCTTGACATTGATTCAATGTTTAATCAAGTCAAAGTATCTGTAGCGGAGGAAAAGAAGAAAAAACAAAAAGAAGAACGTCAAGTAAAGGCGCTTGAGTCTTGGTTATTTGCGGAGCCAAAAGAAGAAGAAATAATCATTGAGAAGAAACAAGATGATTATGAAGAACTAAAGAAAGAAATTGGCAGTAAAAAGAAACCAAGTAAACCAGCAGTTGAGGAAATAAAAGAAGAAGAAATAGAAGAAGATACAATTGATCACGCTCTTAAAATTTTAGATACAATAAAATCTAAAGAAGAAGTTAGAGAACAAACTGATGATCCAGAAATATTAAAAATAAGAAGAGAGTTAGAATATCTTAAAAACCTTGTTAATATGCAAGGCGGTGGTGGTGAAGTTCGTCTTGAGTTTCTTGATGATATTGACAGAGATACAGCACTAGTAAATGGAAAGTATCTTCAATATGACTCCTCGACTAAAAAATTCGTAGGTGCTGATGCCTCTGGTGGAAGTGGTGGTGATTCTGATTATGCATCCGTGGCAGGTATTGCAACTTTTGCAACAACTGCAGGTATTGCGACTTTTGCAACAACTGCAGGAGTTTCTACAAATGCTCAAGGACTAACTGGAACACCAACCATTGCTGTAACAAATATTACTGGTGTTGCTGCTACTTTCACAGGTAATGTTTCAATTGCAGGAACACTTACCTATGATGATGTTACAAACATAGATTCCATTGGAATAGTCACTGCAAGAAGTGGTGTTTATTTTGGAAGTCCTGTAGTATCTGCTATTGAATCAAACTCTGCAACTACAACCACTACATCACAAACAAGTATAGATAGTTTTAGTGCATCCGAATATAGATCTGCAAAATATCAAGTTCAAGTAACTCAAGGAAGTTCCTATCAAGTTACTGAAATTAGCATTGTGCATGATGGATCTGATTCATATGGAACAGAATATGCGACAATAAAAACCGGATCTTCTTTGGCATCTTTTAGCACAGACATATCTGATGGAAACGTTAGATTATTAGCAACACCAACATCGAGTTCATCTACAGTTTTTAAATTTACTAAAACATCCATAGTAGTGTAATGAAGACCCTAAAAGAATTTTTAAAAGAATCTTCTATGACTGTTGGAAACAATGGTTATACTCAAAGTGGAAATTCTTCATCTGCTGCTGGATTCGATAAATTTCTTTTTCCATCTGATATGGATGATTTAACTCAGGACTATCAAACTCCTGGAGAGTCTGGTCAAGCAAAATGGAGATTCTCTGATGTATATCCTGTTTTAAAATTATCATTAAACAATAGTCAAGGTGATGGACCATCTATTGATGCAATGATTGATGCATCAAAAATGTTTGTTGATCGAATGGATAATCCACAAGAAAGAATGAAAAAAACCTTTGAGCAATTTAGAGAATCTTGGTCTAATAAATATAAAAAGAGTATTGACTGCTCCAATCCAAAAGGATTCTCACAAAAGGCACATTGTGCCGGCCGTAAAAAAAGAGCAAAATGAGCAACCCCCGCATTCCAAGAAAATCTGGGCAACCAGCAAATTCTAAAAAACACTCTGACCTTTATACGGATGAAAATCCAAAGGGAACGATTCATGGTCTTGGATTTAAGGATGTTGCAACCGCTAAAGCATCTGTTTCTAAAATTCGCAATTCATCAAGATCTCATGCTCACAAAATCCAGGCAGCAGTTGCTATGGAACAAAGAGCAAGAGAAATGGG